TCTAAAAACCAAGATAGCGGCATGACTGCCACGGGAAACAAAATCGTTTTTACCGTGTGTCACTGCCGCTAATAAGTTGCAGAGTTGTTGGCACTTCTGGCCGACGCAATAAATCTAGGCTATTCTGCTTGGCTTGTCAAGCTATCAGGGAAAATGACCTGTAAAGGCTTTTGGAAAATCATCCGTCGCATGACGAAATTTCCGGATCGGTCCAAAATTAGAACGCCTTTTTCGTCGGTCATGTGCTGGACAACCTCGCCGGTTTCAGTGTCGCACTCGACGTTGAACCCTTCAATTTTATTGCCGTTTGCATCCAAAATGAATTTAACCGGCCTTCCGGCTTTGCTTGTGTTCTCGACTGTGTAGATCATTTCACTAGCTCCTTGCTAAACTGTGCCATTTTTGCCTGAAGTAAATTTGCTTTAGCTTGATCGAATTGCGATGTAACTTTCTTTTTCTTTCGGTCGTCTTTGCCGCTGCCATAGCGAGCCGTCGCAAGGCCAGAGGCGATAGCCTCATCGACGTTGTACCATGTTTCGGCATCCATCAAGGCCATGATTTCCTCGGCGTTTTTATCGAGGAACTCAGAATAAATTTCGACCTGGGACTTGTCGTAGCTTTCGAGTGCCGCTAAAGCCTTCTTGATTTCGTTTGCACTGCCGAAAGCCATGCCCATCGCTCGATGAATCATCAACCGCGATCCATCGCCCATGAGACGCTTGGAGCCGCTTAAGAAAATAAGACTAGCCGCCGATGCTGCGAGGCTATCGTTGACCGTTGTGACCTCCCCTGAGTAGTCTTTGAGTAAATTGTGGATCGCAATCCCCTCATCGGCCGCGCCGCCCGGACTGTTGATCCGGATCGTCACCGCCTGCGAGCCAAAAGCCTTGAGGGCCTTTAGAACGCCGTCTTTTGTGATTGGATCTTCCGCCCATCCATCGCCGACAATGCCGGACAGATGGATTTCGTTCGTTTCGTTGTGTATCTCGATCATTCTGGTAAGCCTTTCAAGCTAAATAGACGATTTTCCCACGTTTTCACCTCAGTTTCGACGGCTTTTTGAAGCGATTCACCGCCGTATTTAGCCGCCAATCCCGCTAGAATCTGGGTTGATTTCTCGCAATGGACCCTCGCTAGGTCTCGATCTAGGCCAATTGATTCTAAGCTTTCGGCTAGCTTCGCCTGCCATCGAGGGTATTTATTGCCAATCCAAGCGACAAATTGAGTCTTTTTCGATGCGTTAATTGCGTTATTTCCTTCGGTCTTGATGAGCCCACGCAGCATTTGCTCAACGGCCCGATCGTTTCGGGCTTGCTCTTGCGTGTCCTCTTCGTCGTCCTCTGGCGTGTCTTCCTGTTCGCTCTCTGGGCTGTCGCCGGACTGCTGTATATTCGGGTTGATAAACTCGTCGCCACCCTCGTATGGGTTCAAATCAAGCTTTGATCGGCATTCGTTTGGGTTCATGATGCGCGATGATACCGCCACGCTGAATGCGTCGATGGTTTCCTTGAGTGCCGTCCTCAAAATAGCCCCGGTGTTGAATTTGAAGTAGGCTTTGTTCAGGCGAATTTCCGTTGGCGTCAAAAGCTTCATATCGCACTGCTCTTCAAACTGAACTAACCACCGATCCAGGCACTGGAGATAAGCTATCTGCGTTTGCTCTCTGGAATTGTAGCTATCCGTTTCTCCGTCCCCAGGCATTCCCTCAAGGCCAAAGAGCATACCGATATCCGCCCGATTGAACTTTTGTAAATCAACAAATTGAGCGTCACTGTTGTTCATGCTAACAGCGTTAGCCTTAACCCCTTCGCGCAGCAATCCTGCCTTGCCAGCATTCTCGGACCCTGCTTCCGCCGCATTAAACGCATCGATAAACTTTTTCGCGTCTTCGTCTTTGCGGTACATTCCAGAAGGGGCTTCCAAAAATAGCTTACCTCGAAAACCTTGGGCGAGTTGCTTGTTTTGAAACTTTATCGCCTCTTTCGAAGTGCCAAATACAATGTTCGCCAAGTCGAGCAAGCCTAGCCCGTCAACGCCATTCCAGGAAAAGCCGCTGATATGCAAGACGTCTGAGTCTCGAAATACGAGGTAGCCGTTATCGTCAGCATCCCATGTATCAAACAGTTCCGTTTTGGTTTGGTCCTCAGGCTTGTAGGCGTGATACTTGAATCCCTCGTGGATTACCGTCCAAGTTTGTTCGGGCATTAGGGGGATTAGCTCATCGACGCCAGTGCCATTGCGGATAATCGCCGCCCTGCCATTGCCTCGCATAATTGCATGGCTCAATAGCTGCTGTTTGAATACAGTTGGACTTTGGATCTTGTTCGGTTGCTTCCTGAGTAGCCTGTAGCCATCGTGCCTAAGATCGTTTTCTGCCCCTTCGCCAACAACCTTCTTAACGTCGATAGGTAGTCGTGCAAAGTCCCCGGTAAGCTTGTTATGAGCAAAGAACGCCGGAGGGATGCCCATTGCATCCTTGACGCCGACTTTCGACGGATTAACTTCCCAGCCGAATCCGGCCCATTGAACCAATCGAGAAAGCATATCCATAAGCCGTTCCTTAGATTACGTAAAGTTTCCCGGTTGATCGCTCAGGCTGTAGGCTTGCGATTCGATAGGCCATAACCGCCGCAACGATGGGGTCGATCTTGTCTTTCGATTTGGCCTTGTCGAACATCCACCGATCCTGCCGATCTTTGCAAATTATAGCATTATTCGCGCACCAGCGTAGTAGCTTCGAGTCGGCAAATACAAGCCGACCGTTTTTCATAAGGTCGATGAAGTCGCGGATAGCTTCATTGAAGTTGGCTTGGTTCTGTGCCATCCGAGCCGCTGTCACGCCGGACTTGGCTAGCCGCTCTCCGAGTTGCTGCCCGTTGTATGGATCATACGCCGCCGTCCCTATGTCGTTGGATTCAAGGTCCGCCAATAGCGATTCGGTAAGATCCTCAATTGGGTAGGTGGCCTTGATGATTTCCTCGTCGAAGATGAATTGCGAAAAGGGCATTGCCGTCAAGTCGCGGTTGCAATTAGCCGCGATGTAAGCCTTGGTTCGGATCTCGTATCGGTAAATCGTCTTGCCATCTTCGGTAACGTCGACCGGGAATCGAGCGCAAAGAGCGTAAGCCGCCAAGTCGTCGCGTGCTCCAAGGTCAACCCCTGCCCCGTAGCCGTCAGCCTGCGACCAATCTGAATAAGGCTTGACGCACTTTTCGAAGTCCTCAAGGTTGAAGGCTTTTTCGGTCGATGAGACGATCCGATTGCCGTGAAATCGAGTAAATCGATTGATCCCTATCGCCGTCGATTTAAATTCGTTCCACTTCTCTCGTAGATACTGAAGCTTGACCGATACGCCTAGATTTGGATTCGCTTTGATCCAGGTTGATTCATCCCCAGGGTCGTCTTCTTTGTCTAGTTCGTAGATTAGGGAAAACAGCGTTTCGTCTTTATGGATGCCCGATACGACGTTGGTCGCGTAGTTGTATTCCTGGAGCCAAAGATCGGACTTATCATCCCCTGCGGTTGTGATAATGATATGCAAAGGCTGGGAGCGTGAACCGGACCCCGTTACCATCGTATCATAGAATTTCCTGTGATGCTGGCCCCATGCGTGAACCTCATCCATTACCACGCAATGAGGGTTCAATCCGTCGAAAGGCTTATCGCTCGAGACTTTGCGGATATAGCTTCCGTTGTGCGTGTAGGTGATCGTCTCATTCCTAATGTCGGTTCGAAGTTGCATCGTCTTTGACTGGCCCACCATGCGTTCGCATTCGCCGTAAGCGATATTCGCCTGCTCCTTTTTTGTGGCTGTTAGAAGGATCTGCCCGATAGCTTCCGGCTTGCCCGTTCGCGGGTCTATGTCAGCCATCGCCAAGTAGTGACTTAGGCCCGCTACGAATGTTGTCTTGCCATTCTTCCGGGCCATCGACCAATAGACTTTTCGGAATCGCCTAGTCCGATCCTCATCGCGCCGCCATCCGAAGATATTCCACAGCCCGAAAATCTGCCAGTCTTCAAGGATCAAGGGCTTGCCAGCATATTCCCCAATTGAATGCCGAAGGATGAGCGGAAAGAACTCGCAGACGCTAGCCGCCTTAGCCGAATCGAAGTAGTACGGGAAGTCTGGCGTAGATTGCCGCTGCATATCCAGCCGATAGCGTAACACAGCATCCTTGACGCGATCGCAAGCAACTACCGAACCGTCCTCGACGGCCTGACAGTAGTCCTCGACACGTAAGGAAACGCCACTTGCTATCAACCTGGAGCCCTCTTTAGCCACTCGGCAAATTCGTCCTCTTCTTCTGTTTGCGGAGCTTTGAGCCTGGATCTACTCGAAGGCGTCAATCCTAGTTCAGCCTCGCGTTTTAGGATTCGGTCGGCAAATTTGTGGAATTGATTCGCTTCGGGTCTAGTGATTGCGCCGCCGTTACCGTTCATGTCTGCGACATTGCCGCCCTTGATAACCTCCCATAGCGAAAGCATCATTGAATAATCAAGGCAATAACCAGCAATCAAGCCCTGATCGGTCTCGGCTAGCAGGTTCATCGATTGAAGTTGATCGCAAACCCAGTGCCAACGGGATTTCGCAGTCGGATCGGATTCGACCGCATCGGGAATCCCTGGCCTCCCTAGCTTCGGTTTTGGCTCATCTGCGTTGCGTCGCTCGGGATGCTTGGTAAATGCACCCGAAGCCTCTTTGATCGCGTTAGAAAGCGGTTTACGGCCCTTTACCATGAAATCCAAGCCTTTCTAGTCTGAGTTTACAGAAACGGAGATACTCGCGAAAGCGAGTTCGACAGATCGACGCCGTAGGGTATAAGCTTTTCGAATACCCCCGGGTTTAGCCCGCTGGATGCGTCTAGCGTCGAGCTATACGCACGCATCGACCACGCCTTGATCTCCATGCCCTCTAACTCTCGGCCCTCTATAGCTTCATGGCAGGGCCCACAAACCGCAAGCCAGTTACTTCGATCCATCCTAAGATGGGGTGCAGAACTGATCGAGTGAATGTGATGCATGTCTTTGCTAGGCTTGGCGTCGATTGCTCCGTGCAGCATCACGCACCGTTCGCACAATGGATGCTCTGCCCGATACCGCTCCGATGCCCTGCGATGATCCGTGCCATGCCCTTCTGCTGTCGTGTCTCGACGCTGTGTACTGGCACCACCTTGGCACTCGCAACGATCGGCAACTATCTTTCCGCATCGGCAAAGCCTAGGCACTGGCTGCCTCCTGCACTGAGAAGACGCCTCGTGCTATGACGCTGTTAGTTCCGCCTGTGATATCCCTCAATGCCCACCGCTTATTGCCTGTCGATGAGGTGGCCGCAGTTCCGATCGATACGGTAAACGTCTGGTTTGATCGAGTGATCGAGCCGTTAGGAATCGTCAACAGGTCAGTCCCTTCAGCGTCCTCGACCGTGAAGCTAAGGGTTAGATTGGTCAGGGTAAAGTCAGTAACAACCGATACCGATCTGATTTCGTTTCGGTAGTACGTGATCGTAGTTCCGGCCACTCTCTCAGGGGTCGATGCCGAAACAGGGTAGACGTTGATCGTTTGGTTGCCGCCACCGCCACCTGCTGGGGCCATCGAAACCGCGATCGTATCGAATCGGAACTGTCCCGCCCCGTCACTCTCAATCATGCTATCGAGCCTGCTAAGGGCCTGAGTAGCCGCAACTGCTGTCGCGATCTCTGTAGCCGCATCGCTTGCTAGCCCCGCCGCCGTTAGCCAATTAGCAGAGAATGCCGCTGAGGTAATTACCCCCGCTTCGAATCCGTGGACAACCGAAGCAATATGCCCTGATTCGGCTCCGATTACCGTCACGCCTCGATTCGTGCTCTTAGAAATCAAGACAAGTTGCCCGAAGCTTCCCGCGGTCCATGATGTCGTTGTTAATGCGTTCCATACAACGGTTGGGATTGCGTCTACCGCGCCGTTAGCCGTGAGTGCATTTGCGCCAAGCTCTGCAATTGCCCCGCCCGCCGTGATTTCGAGACTGCCAAAGTTGTCTGGGAATGCCACAATCAAATCAGTCTTGTTTTTGATCGCTAGCACTTCGGTATCGATAAAATCATCGATCGTGTCAACGCTGGTTTGTGTTGCTCGGCTTCCGATCGTCGCATCAATTCGCCCAAGTTCCGTCGCAAGCTCCGTCCTCACGCCGCCCGCTGTCAGTGTACTAACCGCCCCAGCAAGAGCCGTAATTGCCCCGGTTGCCGTTGGCAAACCACCCGTTGTGTTGGTCGCGTTGGTGACAATTGCGTCAAAAACACTAGCAACCAAAACAGTATACCGATGCGTCCCCATAGCCTGAGCCGCATTATTTACCGTGATAACCAGCCGCCCTGCCGTGTCTGTGTTGCCTGTCGATAGGGCGATCAGGTAGTTTCCATTGTGCGAATGCGTTGCCGTTGCTGGACTGGCAAGAGCCGCCGACGATCCGTTTTTCGTCAATTGAAAATCGCCGATAACCGCCGTGGTAATCGCAAGCCCTGCCGAATCGAGGACTGGACCGACTAAAACGGTTGCCGCTGTGGATTGCTTCAAAAGTTGCATTTAGCAATTACTCCCGCAAATAAGCCGCCGCCGTCGATTCGCTGTTGCCGCCGATCGCCGCGATCGATGCGGGCTAGCCCCGATTCCATAGCCACGCCCGCGACGATAGATTTCTCGCGCTTCGGATACGGTTAGGGCAGTGTTGAAAATGATTATGTCGTCTACTTGGCCATCCGAAAAAGACGTTAGGCCAACACGTGTCCCCAGTCTCATCGGTTCTGTGTACGTGCCTGTCACCGAAGGAATCGTGCCAATAAACGCCAGAGACTTCTGTAAGCCATTGAGGAAAATTTTCGCTCGTTGAGCATTGCCTGTTTCCAGCCCGTCGAACACCGCCGCAAAATGGAAAAACTGCGCAACGCCAAGCGATGCCCAGTTGCAAAAGCCGTAGTCGTTAACTGAAGCAGGCACAATGTAGGCGTTGCCATCCTCCGCAAATCCGAAGCCAGCTCTAACTGTAGCATCCGTTGCTTGGTTGAATTCTACTCGGCTTGTCGTTGTGCGAGGCTTCGCCCAAAAAGAGACTGTAAGTTGAGTTCGGTTCGCAATGCCGGATTTCGCAAACTCGACGTAATCATTAACTCCATCGAGATCCAACGCACCTCTGCCGCCACTTACCACCCAATCGCTAGCCGGGTCCATGTTAGTCAACGTGCCATGATTGCCACGCCC